TTTTCTTTTTCTATGTCAGTAGGTTGTGACATTATATACTCCCAGGGTTAAATTATAACTAACGCGATGTTTGATGTAGTGCCTTAAATTGCGCCTTGGAGTGCCTTGATGATTGTGTTTTTAAATTGTGGATCTTTGCAATCAAAGATTGCCTTGTCAATATTTATCGTTTCAAGTAAATTTTTTACCACTGGCACCTCGTGCAAGTCGCCTATAAGTTCTCCTATTGTGTTGCCTTCTTCATCTTCCCATACACCAACTCGATCTGGAGTGATTCTAAATGTCCACAAAGTCTGCTTACCTTTATAAGCTGTTCCAAAACCCAACGACTTGATATCTACTGTTTCTGATCTAGGAGGAGTATCGTATTGTACCACAGATCGAATTTCGATACATTGCATCAATGTAATGAAGTTTCTATTTTGGTCAAGCTGTTGCTGTGTACCTTGATTAAGTCTAGTCACTTTTGTGTTAGTGATATCAACAAGAGTTTGTATTTCAATTATTTGCATAAAGTACCTATATAACTTATTTATAGTCAAAAGAAAAGGGACTTAAAAAAGTCCCTTGTCCTATAGTTAAAAAACTATTAAGCTAATGTACCAGCAGCTAAACCACTGATGTCAGTAACAGTGATAGTATCACCGAATGTAGATGTTGCAACAATAACAGCATCAACAGCAGCAGTTACGCTAGAGTCTGTGTTAGCAGAAACGTATGGGTTAATTGTAGAGCTGTCTAGAGCAACTACGAACTGACCGTTAGCGCGAGTACCGATGTAAACAATAGTACCGATTTGTTGAATTGCACGGATAGCAACTGCGAAACCACCTTCAGCAGTGATGTTACCATTGCTGTCAGTTGTGTCAGCTGTGAAACCAGAATTGGAATCAACAACTTTCAAGAATGTCATTGGATAGCCACCATGTAGGGTAGCTGGGGCAACAACGCCCCCGTGAATGCGAGTAATACCGTTAGAAACAGCCATTTTAATTCTCCTAATCTTTTTGTAAGTTTCCCTATGAAACTTTAGTGTAAGTATTTAGCCTTTTGACAAAAAAATACTCAATATGGATATAAAACGATCAATCTTCGTCTTTGAGATCGCCTTCTATGAGCTTGAGATTACGAGCAGTTTCTTTGTTATCACGTAGTCTGCGTATGCTACGTACAAATTTACCAGAATCCCCACCTTTAATACTATTAATAAGTCTGCGCTCTAACTCGTAGGCTTCTTCTGGATTGAAGTTTTCTTTGATCAAAGACAGCAAATTTATAGCACTGTCAATAACATGAGTAGCTCGGGCTTCGATGACCGCTTCTCCATTCTTCTTTTCGGAAATAGAGTTTAGTTCTTCTAACAGGCTGCGTGTTGCTCGTTTCAAGATAGTATCCTTTTTGTTATTTAGTTCTAGTATAGCACACTCTTTGGTAAAATAAAACATTGTAAAATGTTGCGGTGCCACATATAATGTATAAATACTCAGTAGAAACCATTAGTCTCTACAACATTAACACACAGGAAACACAATGAAATACATATCAGAAAAAATGCAGGCTATCATGGAACGTCTATCCGAAATGTTCCCAGGTAGCTCATATCAAAGCCGTTTAGATGCATATCTAAACACCAAAGGTATTACCGATGCCGCCCAGCTTGAAAACTACATCAAGCAATTCAATTCTCAAAAGGAAAACTATCTATGAAAAACTTTTTAAACACTCTCTTCAGCTTTTTCCGATCATTGGGCGAAGCTAAGGCAGCTTCAGCAATGGCTCGTGCAGGCATGCACAAAGAAGCCGAAAACCTAATGACCAAATAATCATGGAACTAGTTGTTATGCAAATGGTTGCGGTTGGCGCACTAATTATATCATATATGACACAGGAGTTACTATGAACTTCTTAGACACCCTATGGACACTGCTACGCTGGCAACAGCAAGGATGGGAAGTACATCCTATCAATGTCGACAATGAATTTCAGGGATGGATTTAATCTAACGGTTAAATAACTTTGCAAATGCCTTGCTATTTGTCTGCGAGGCATATATACTATATACATACATTTACACACAGGAGAATAATATGTTTACACCAGAATTTTATATTGATCTATTTCAATCTACCAAACGTCAATTAACCAACAAGGTTTATCAAGACGAAGTACTCAACAAAGCCGCTAATAATTTTATTGATGCTCAAACTACGTTTGCTAAAATGTTAGCCAAGAATTACATTGATTTGTCAGCATATTCAGCAGACTCAATCAGCAAAGTATTTTTTCCTAAAACGGAAGAAACAGTCAAGGCCAAGACTGCTAAAAAATCAGCCAACACAGACATTAACACACAAGGAGAATAATATGTCAAATACAATGCCAAAACTACCAGAAGTTAAATTCAACAAAAACGGTTACGAACTACGTACAGACATTCTTGGAATGGCCAAAGATCTAACAATGCAAGATTTTCAAGTCAAGTTCCAAGGCTGGGAAATGACTGCTGTCCGTGATGAGAAGACAGGTCAAATCGTTAGCAAGGTCGAAATGCCAGAGTTTCCGGGACTTGACAAAGTTCTAGAAACAGCAGAAAAAATGTACGCATTTGTCAATGCCGGTGCTGGTAAGAAATAATATAATAATAATATTAGGGCATAGCCCAAAAAATAATATATAGAAAATAAAAAAGGACCTTCGGGTCCTTTTTTTATAGTGGCTTACTTCTTAAGTATTCGGGATATCTTTTATTAAAGTGTCGCATAATAATGCCAGCTGTGGCATTGGCTTCATTTTCTTCGTTGCTGCCTGTATCCCCACTGTCGTTGTTTAACTTGTTGTTGATATCTTGTTTGTAGTGGGTTAGTTCGTGCGCCACTGTGCGTAGGATATCGTTGGGATGGCGTCCTGTTAGAGCAACTTTTAATACTCGATCACCATTTGAATATAGACCAAATGTAGGTTGATCAGTTTCGTCTACCTTGGTAACAAATTCCATTTTAGGTAGGCTATCTAACTCTAAGACTTCCATGGCCAATGGTAGGAACTTTTTAAACATTTCTACAACATTGGCATTTTCCTGTGCGCCTTCGACGATAAACTGACTTGCTCTCATAGCAGTATTTAGCGTCGGACAAAGTGATAGTCACCGTCGGGTCCGTTATTGCTAAACAATCCCGTACAATCAAATCCCTGCGAATCCATGTAGGCAATAACAGCATCTTTCAAGGGTGCGCCTTTGTTGTACTCTACTACCTGCAATTCTAAGATAACATGCTTTACTGTAGATAATGTTTCTACAGCACCTTTTAGTACATCTAATTCTGCACCTTGTACATCCATTTTAATCATGTCCGGACTTGGAAAGTTTTTAAGGCGGCGTACAGCATCTACAGTCACAGTCTTTAATCTACGACGATGAGATTCGTTGAAGTAGTTGACTGTTTCTGGATTAACTTCTTCGTTTTCCTTGTAGTAGCTGTTGCCTCCCGGATGTACATCATTTTGATAGAAGTCAACTTCTTTACCACTGACATCACTGAGTACGCCCATGTGATATTGCAGGCCTCGCTCTTTAAACAAGAACTCACTGCTATCCATGGCTTCAAATACAATATACTCTGCCTTGTCCCAAATACGTTGTGCTTCATTAGTCCAATGTAACACACAAGCGCCAATATCATAAATGACCTTAGGCTCAAACCCTTCATTCTTTAATCGGGCAAGATAGTCAACGTGATCACGTGGGATTAATCTTTGACTGCCTAATTCTCTTAGACGATCCTGTATGTTAAATGGTTTTGCATCAGGTATGGCAGGAATAGCTGTATCTACATTGAATGTAAAGCTGCCAGTGTGGCTACACAATACACTAGGGTCAGCCCAAATTTTAAATCCTTTGTCCAGTGCTTTACGACAAAAGTCTACATCTTCCGATATAGTGTTTCTGTGTTCAATGGCGCTGTGATACTTAAACTGTGGATAACCTATTTCACGCATTACCTCTGCTTTGACTAGAGTACAGCCAAATCCGCAACCTGCAATTTCAACCAGCGATCTGCCCTTGAGTTTTTCGTAGGGCATGTTGCTAACCCCACCATTCTGATTATGCTCATAGATTTCGAGAATATGTAGCCCAGGCTTACGCTGTATGTACAATCCACTTACAACATCTTGATCATGTGACAATAATTTTAGCAGTGTATTGGAAGGAAAGCTGATATCACTGTCTACACTAAACAAGTAATCAAATCCTTTGACTACCCAATCTGCAATTAAGTTGCGTACTTGATCAATATTGTATCCGTAAAAGTACTGGAATGTAGCTTCGTAGCCTTCGGGTATAATTAAGTCATAGATACTTTTAAAAGTCTCTGGCTCAATGTTACGGGCTGTTGGTATTGCTATTAGGATCTTTTTTTTAGATGTGTTCATTTTTTTAATAATAGATTTGGCTGCTACATTTTGCTCTACTGCATTGACTTTATAATCGTTTAATGGGCTAGCATCATTGTAGTTATAGACAATGTCCTGCAGGCATTTAACTTTGGCAGGATCAGCAGATTCAATTAAGGCGTAGAAAATACTGCCATCTCCTCCGGCTTTATACCACTGACCTGTTTCGTCTTGGAACAAGCTATCGTCTAATCCATCAACTAAATGTTTCTTGAATGTACGCAGGTGTGTATAGGGCAAGATCCAGTTGAAATGATGATTCCTATATTCCTTGCGTGTTTTTACATATTCAGGATAGGGCTGGCTAATCAAGGGAATGTTATCTACCATCGACCAGCATGATCCATAGCTAAACTCTGTAGTTCCGTCATAGACATTGTTGTAGTAGCTGAATACTGTGTTGTCGTTGACTAAACTATCGTCACCATCGAGTATCATAACAATGGCGTTAGGATCTTGTATACTTCTAAATGCATCAATTTGATTTCTAACAGCACCTACATTATTTTGATTTTCAATGACTTCAAACTTTTCACGTATATGTGCAGGATGTTGTAGCAATGTGTTATATAGTACATCTAAGGTATTGTCAGTACTAGCATCGTCTACTAAGATACAACGATAGTTGTCATAGTCCTGGGCAGCAATACTGTCAATGCAACGTGTGATATAATTTGCACAGTTATAGAATGTGCTGACAACCACAATAGGCTGTTCTGTGCCAGGCTTGTAATCTTCTAGTTCTACTGTGTTGTGAAACTTGCGATTGTAGATCTTGTGTAGTCTATGATTGATTTTACTAACTGCTCTATAATCATCTCTGCTCAAATAACAGCCTGTGCGTTTGTAGAAATGTTGTTTCCACTGTAGGGCTACACTGTCCCATCCTGCAATGTCTTTGACAATATTACAGTAGTATTGTTTCTGTTGATGCAGATAAGGATTGCGATATGCTTCTACTGCTGTTTTAACAAACTGCTCAATCTGTTGTGGAACATTGATATTAGGGAACAGGCCGTTGGGTTCTATAGCATAGTCTATCAAGTAGCAGGCACCTTCGACTGCTATTTCTTCAAGTGCGCCAAATCTGCAGGTTACAATAGGTGTGTTATAGCACAGACTTTCCATTGACGAAATACCATAGGTCTCTGGAAAGGCTGCCGGATACAGCATAAAGTTAGCCTGCGTTAAAATATCGGCGATTTCTTTCTGAGATATAACACCTGTGAACTCTATGTCCATGGCTGCAAGTTGGGGATCGGCTGCCATAGCACGCCAGTCTTTTTCCTGTTGATCAGGTTCTG